ACCAGGTTCCCCAACGCCAGGGATGCTGTGGTTCGACAGCGCCGGCACCCAGCTTTACATCTGGTATAACGACGGGACTTCCTCGCAGTGGATCGCCGCCGCCGCCTCCGGGGGCAGTGGCCGCGCCTCGGCGCGGATGCAGGCGCAATGGGTGTCAGGCGCCATCGTCATCAATGATACGATTTACTTCGCCTTCGACACGCCCTATGGCGGCACCATCAACGCGCTGACCTATTTCACCGGTAACGGCTCGTTCAGCGTCGCGGTGCAGATCAACGGGGTGAGCGTCACAGGCCTGTCGGCAATCAGCGTCAGCAGCGCCACGCCGACGACGGCGAATGCCACGGGGGCGAACACGTTTGCCACGGGCGCGCGCATCACCGGGGTGATCACGGCAGCCACCGGCTCGCCGACCGATGCGTTGCTCAGCCTCAACGTGACCTGGAGCTGAGCGCATGTGGTTTTTTGGCGATGGCGTTGAGCACTGGCTGATGCCCAATGCTGCTGCACGAGCCACGCAATTGGTTTTGGAGCAGTGGGGACCGGGCGGAACCACGACGCCGCTCGCGGTGGTCACAACCGTCGCTTTGGAGCAGTGGGCCGTCGCCGCCGCCGCGAACCGCGCCGCACCAATGATCTCGATCATCAGGGCCTGAAACCATGCCGTTCGACTTCCCGTCGTCGCCCTCGACCGGACAGCAGGTCACCACGCCGGGCGGCACTTATGCGTGGGACGGCGTCAAATGGACCGCCTACGGCTCGGGGCCGTTTCTGCCGCTCACCGGCGGGGTAATGACCGGAGCGGTGACCCTGGCGAGCGGCTCCACCGCGCCGACACCGGCTCCTGGTGATAACACGCAGCAGATCGCTACCACCGCGTTTCTGACGGGCAACTATCTGGCACTTGCCGGCGGCACGGTGACAGGGGCGACAACGTTTAATGGCGGCGTGACGGTGCAGGGTGCTCCAGCGTTGCACGTCAGTGGAGCGGCGGGAGCCTATCGCACGCTGCGCTTTGAGACGGCCGGCTCGGCACGGTTCAGCTTTGGCCTGGATAACACGGCCGAAAGCGGTGGTAACGCGGGCAGCAACTTTATCGTGTCATCGTCTGATGACACAGGTGCGGTGCTGAATAATCAGTTTCTTTCGATCAACCGGCTCACCGGTAGAACCACATTCCAGAAACCCGTCGTATTCAACGCCAGTATGGGAACCACGTTCGGGCCGGGAAACACCAACGGCATCTGGCAGCAGGCCAATTTTTCGGGGGCGATTACAAACAGCCCGCTGGCGGCATTTAACCAGTGGACAGTTCCGAGTGATAATATGGCCTATACAGGCCAGGGTCTGTTCCTGGATGGTCTGTTCTACAATTTCGGTGGTTCGAACTTTTCGGGTAATCGCGGCGGTCTGTTGATCCTGATGACGCAGACCGGCCCGGCTGGGGGATTATCTGGCAATGGCGGCATGGTTTGCGGCCAGTTCGGTTGCGTAGTCAATAATACCCTCGGCGGATCGGCCGCTGCCTACAAGGGCGGCATATTCGGACTGAATATTTACAACCGCATAGCGGCCACTTCTCAGTTCGTCGACGGATCGGTTGGCATTGAGGTTGACATTGAGAGTAACGCCGGCTCGACCTACCTGACGCAAACGGGCATCTCTGTTGTTGCCACGACCGGCCATAAACAGACGCCGGTTGCGTTTTCGAGCGGCTACGTGCTCGCTGGACAGACCAGCTCAATTGGCATTGATCTCGGCGTGCTGGTGAACAGTTGGGGACTGCACGCCAACAGTACGTTCATCATGGCGGACTGGGCCAACGACCATCCTGCGTTCCCGATCAGTCGTGGCATTGATCTGCGCGCCATGACTTTTTCCAGCGATGCGTTTTCGACAGGCGCGTTCGCTATTACCTCAGGCAATGGGGCACGCATCGGCACCGGCACCATCGACCCGACCCCCACAGGGATGAGCGTTCACGTTGACGGAGCGATCTGCACAGCAGGCACGCTCACCGGGACAGTGACGACAGCTTATGCGCTGGATGGGAACCACTATTGGCTGGACGACGCTTACGGAGGGGTTTGGGAAATTGGTTATAGCGGGGCTGGCAGCACATCAATTACCTCCATCGTTCAGACTGTGCGTGGCTATGCACAGACACCGCCAGCCAATCCCGTCACGCTGACACCCAGGGGACAACTCAAGAGATTTGTCCCAGGGCCGATCACGGCCAACCTGACCTGGGACACCTCGCGCACCGCGCTGTCGGTGCAGCCGTCCGGTGGTGCGACCACGTTTGGCGGCCCGGTGACACTCGCGGCTGACCCGGCCACGAGCATGCAGCCAGTAACGCTGCAATACTACAATGCGCATCTGCCGACATCATTGTCGCCATCAGGGACAGCCGGTGGCGAGCTTAGCGGGACCTATCCCAACCCGGTGCTTGCCGCGACCGCTGTTGGCGCCGGCAGCTATACCTACGCTTCGCTGACGGTGGATGCCAAAGGCAGGTTGACCGCAGCATCGAGTGGCGCTGCGCCGTTATTGCTGACCGGCGGGACGGTTACAGGTAATCTGGCCGTGGCCGGCACTGGCACGTTTACGGGTGGAGTAACCGGCCCATTAACGGTTGGCATTGCTGGCCAGGCAGACCTTATCATTACTCCTGGTCCGGCTACGTCTAATGCCGTCACCATATCCTCGTCTGGAACGGGTGGCATCACCATTGCTGGTGTTCCCATCGCCAGCGGGGCTATCGGTGCTGTGCAGTTCAACAGCACGGCGCGCTTCAACGGCACGGTTGGTTTCAACAACACCGCGCCGATTGCCAAACCTACCGTATCCGGTGCCAAAGGCTCGAACGCAGCGCTCGCCAGCCTGCTCACCGCGCTGGCGAATTACGGTCTGATCACCGATAGCAGCTCGGCATGAGAGGGCAAATGCAACCATTTGAACCAGCGGCAGTGATCACCATCGCGCTTGAGGCGCAGCAGTGGAATTTAGTGCTGGCTGCATTAGGTGAAGCACCATACCGCGTATCTGCGCCGCTGATCGCGGCAATCACTCAGCAGGCGACGCGCGGCGTTACCGCTAACCAGCCCGCGACAGACTCCGAATAATATGCAACAAACTCTGTATCTGCCCTATCTGCGCACCTCCCCGGTGCATATCCCGCGCCGCGACCTCGTGCTGTCAGCCGCCGACAGCCTGCTGCTGAGCGCCATCGTCGTCGAGAGCGACCATCCGAACGCGCAGACGCTGATCCTCACCACCGACGCTGACGGCCCATCAATGCAGCTCGTGATCTGGGACGACACCACATCGCCCGTCGGCAACCACGATTACGGCTGGCGCGCCCCCGCCGGGGCGATCCTGCAGTCCATTTCCGGCATCCCCGGCAACGCCTCCGGCTCGTGGGATTTCCATATCCCGACCGGCACCTTCTCCGCCGTTCCGCTGCGCTGTGGCTGGGCCATCCTGCTGTTGTGGGGCAACAGCGCGAAGTCTGAGGTGCTGAGCCAGGGCATCATCAACATCCTGCGGCCGTTCTTCAAAGGCGTGCCGATCTCGGAGATCCCGCCGATCGAGACGCCGCCGATCATCCCGCCCGGCGCACCGTCGCTCCTGGGGCTCACCACCGACGACCTGCATCCGATCATCTGTTCCGACACGAGCGGCCCGAATACGGGGCTGCAACTGGAGACCTCGTAATGTCCGGCAGCATCCGCGTCATCGACCTACCCGACCTCGGCGCCGTCACCGATGCCTCGTCGGTCGTGGCCGACAAGGGCGGGACGGGGCGCTATTCGGCGCTGGCACTCAAAAGCTATTGCGCCGTCGCCACCATCCCGGAAGCACCGTTTACCAACATCCCCTATGGCCGCATGAACGGCGCCTGGACCCCGGTGCTCGGCGACGCGCCGTCCAATGGCATCGCCTTTGCGCGGCTCAACGCCACATGGAGCGCAGTGCTGCCCGAGGCGCCCGTCACCGGCAGCGTCTATGGCCGCGGCAGCAGTGCGTGGACGCCGGTGCTGCCGATCGCCGGCGGCACGATCAGCGGCTACCTCAGTGTTACTGGAGGCATCACAAGTACGAATATCTATGCCAACACGCTGAATATGTCGTCGGCTGACGGTTACGAATGGACCTTCCTGGTTCAGCCCGGGACGGGCGATCACATCCAGCAGGACCGTAGCGGGTGGTATCAACGCTGGGAGTCCTCGGGCGGCGCGCGGTCGTGGAACAACCCCTCGGGCGCGATGATGACGCTCGGCGGCGGCGGTGATCTTTCCGTCAGCGGTTTAGCGGTCGCGTCACAGTTCTGGGTAGCGGGCACGTCCAACACCTTCGGCCTCTCGCTCGGCGGTTCTGGCCGGATACTCTCGTGGCAGACTTCGTTCTATCTCGATTTCGCGACCTCCGGGCCGACCGCTGGGACGCTGCAATATGTCGATACGGGCGGTCCGTTGTGGGTGATGCGCGCCTCCGACCAGTTCTGCTTCAACCCGCAGAGCACCGTCGGCGGCAACGGGGCGTATCTGAACATCTCCGACCGCCGTGCGAAATCGGACATCACGCCCACCACCAAGGGCCTCGCCGAGGTGCTGCAATTGCAGCCGGTGTCATTCGCGCGCAGCAACCCCGCCACCCCGGCCGGCGCCCCGCAGGAAATCGGCTTCATCGCCCAGGATGTCCAGCCGATCGTGCCCGAAGCGGTATGGCAGGCGGCGATCCCGATGAAGGACGGAACCGGAGGTCTCGGCAGCACCGAGCCGACGCTGGCGATCTCGGAGGCGACGCTGACCGCGCTCAACGTCAACGCCATCAAGGAACTCAACGACATGATCACCGCGCTCACCGTGCGCGTGAAGACGTTGGAAGCGCGCTGATGTCGGAGGCGCAGCAGCAGCCCCAGCCACGAATGCGGCGGATCCCGTTTCCGCTGGAATCATACGAACATCCAAGCCTACCGCTAAGCGCTAAAAGATTGTTGAACGTCATGGCCGAGAAGGCACCGGACGACGCGCGCACCGCCGCCGCCCTGGTCTCCACGCCCACGCTGCAAGCATGGACCAGCGCCGCGGGAGGGCCTGGGGCGATCGGTGCCGGGCCCATTCTGGCCATGAATGACGACATGCCGGGCCGCGTCTACGTGGTCAGCGGCACGCACTTCTACCGGCTCAGCTTCCCGCTCGCCGGCGGCGTGACGGTCGAGGACCTCGGCGCCGTCGGCAGTGCGGATTCCGGCACCGGGACGTGGAACTCGTTCGTAACGATCGCCGCTGGACCTACCGCCTGCGTCGTCTGCGTCGCGCCGAACGCCTACACGTGCAGCAACGACGTGGGAACACCGCTCAACCAGATCACCGACCCGGATTTCCCGGGCGCGTCCAGCGTCGCCTATGTCGATGGCTATTTTGCGTTCAGCAGCCTCGGCAACACCTCGCAGTGGTTCATCTCGCGGCTGCTCGACCCGCTGTCCTTCGATGCGCTGGATTTCGTCTTCTCCGATGCCGTGCCCAACGTCATCCGTCGCGTCGTCTCCCATCGTGGCCAGCTCTGGACCGTCGGTGAAGGCGGTTTCGAGGTGTTCTACAACGCCGGCTCGTCGGGGCTGGAGACGACCGGCGGCACATCGTTCTTCCCGTTCCGCCGCGCCTCGGGTGGCGTGGTGCCGATTGGCACCTCCAGCCCCATGTCAGTCTGTCGCGCCGATCAGTCGCTGTGGTGGCTCGGCCTCGACGGCCTGGTCTATCGCAGCAAGGGCTACAATCCGCAGCGGGTCAGCACCCACGCCATCGAGGCGATCATTGGCACCAACACGGTGGGCCTGCATGCGCTCACCCATCCGTATCGCGGCCACTGGTTCTACTGCCTCACGACCGCCGATAACCGCACGCTGGTCTATGATGTTGACACCGGCAACTGGCACGAGCGCTCGACCAGCACGGATGGCAACGGACCATGGAAGGCGGCAACCGCAGCCGTGGACAACAATTCCATCCATCTGCTCGGCGACCGCACCACGGGGATGCTCTACACGCTGGACATGCTGCCCAACGATGCCGGCGTGCTGACAATCCGCCAGGCCACGCTGCCGCCACTCTGGGCCGGCACCTATCGCGCGTTCTGCGCCCGCGTCGAGATCGAGATGGAGTGCGGCGGGGCAGAGTCGCCGGGGCCGGTGCTGCTGGAATGGTCCGACGACGGCGCCCGGACCTGGGGGCCATCGCGCACCATGTCGGCCGGCGTGCCGGGCGATTATCGGCATCGCGTCTATGCCACGCGGCTCGGCTCGTTCCGGCAGCGCACGTTCCGATTCTCCACGCACGGGCTAAGCCGGTTCTATGCGGTCGACGCCGACATCGTCGGGGGCAACGCCTGATGGCCAGCCCGCGCAAAGTCGTCGAGCCACCGTTCTACGACCCTCCCATCGCGGATTTCCCGTCCGGTCAGCAGCACTCGCATGCGTGGACGCAGTATCATCAGAGCGTTGCCGACGCGCTCGCCAACGTCCACGCCGGCATCAGCGACGGCTCGGACGCAGCGCCAGGACAGATCGGCGAATACATGACCTCGACCAGCACCGCGGTCGGAGTCGGAGACGGCGCCGTGACCAATCTCGCGGCAGTCAACCTGACGCCTGGGGACTGGGACGTGTCCGGGTATGTCGCGTTCAACGCCGGCGCCGGCACGCACAGCTTTTTTGCCTGTGGTATAATTAGCGTCGATACGTTCCTGGTGGCGACCTTCCCGACCGGGGCGCTGTCGCAACTGCTGCCGACCACCACCCATCGCGTGAACATCACCGTGCCGACGACGGTCTGGGTGGTGGGGCAGACCAGCTTCACCGGCTCGATGACCGCGCAGGGCTCGATCCGCGCGAGGCGAATGCGCTAGGAATGAGGCCGTTTGTCGCCTTTGCACTGCCGCGGTCCCGCACCGCGTGGATCAGCCGGTTCCTGAGTTACTGCGACTGGCAATGTGGACATGACGAGATCCGCCACTGCCGCTCGCTGGACGACGTTGCCTCATGGTTCGGCCAGCCCTGCACTGGCACGGTGGAGACCGCCGCAGCGCCATTCTGGCGTCTGTTGGAGCGCTTCGGTGATGTTGGAGTGGTGGTGGTGCGGCGTCCGGTCGCGGACGTTGTGACGAGCCTCCGGGCGGCGGCGCCTGGGTGTTTCGATGCGCCGGCCGTGACAGTCGCAATGCAGCGCCTTGACCGCAAACTGGAACAGATCGGATGTCGGGTTCCCGGTGCGCTGTCGTTGACGTTCGAGGAGCTTGGCACCGAGGCAGGATGCCGCCGGCTCTGGGAGCACTGCCTGCCTTACCCGTTTGATGCGGCATGGCATGCGATGCTGGCGCCGGTGAATATCCAGATCAATATGGGCCTTCTGCTGCGATATTATGCCGCGCACCAGCCGCAACTAACGAAACTGGCAAAGCTCGCTGAGCACCGCATCATTGCCGGCATGCGCCAGCCAGAGCGCGAGTTTGATGGCATGACGTTCCAGCATGAGCCGTTTCGCGAGTTCTACCGTGATGCCGGCCCGTTGTTCGCGGAGCACCTGGTGCAGACCGGGCAGGCGCCCGACGACCACGCACGCAAGAACCTGGCTCTCCTGCAAAAGTTGGACGACATCGGTGCTCTGCAGACGATGACCGCGCGCGCCAATGGCCGGATGTTCGGCTACCTGATGTCGATCATCGCGCCGTCACTTGATGCGCCAGGCCGTATTGTCGGAGAACATACGATCTTCTTTGCGTCGCGTGATGTGCGTGGCCTCGGTATGCGGCTGCAACGTGCGGCACTTGATGCGCTGCGGGCGCGCGGCGTGCATGAGGTCATCATGCGAGCCGGTCACCGCGGCAGCGGGCCGCGACTTGGCACGTTCTACCGCCGGCTCGGGGCGGACGAGTTTGGACAACTCTACCGGCTGGAGATTGCGTAATGGGACTCGGAGCTGGAGCCGTTGCAGCGATCGGCGCGGGCGTGTCGGCAGCGAGCGGCATCGCCGGGAGCCTGCTGCAGAAGGGCGCCGCACAAAAAGGTCAGGACGAGGCCCTGGCGGCGCAGCAGCAGGCTCTGGAGCAGGAACGCGCCGACCTCGAGCCGTGGCGCACCACCGGCGGCCAGGCGCTCGGCGCCACCGCCGATCTGCTCGGACTGAACGGGCCGGACGCCGCTACCGCAGCAATGGCGCGCTACCAGACTTCGCCCGGCTATCAGTGGCAGCTCGGACAGGGGCTGCGCGCGGTGGACGCGGGCGCCGCGGCCCAGGGCATGCTGCGCTCAGGCGCCACGCTGAAGGCCGAGCAGACCTTCGGCCAGGGCCTCGCCGACCAGGACTTCGGCCAATACTACGCCCGGCTGGCGAATCTGAGCGGGCAGGGGCTGACCGCGGCGGGCGACCTCACCAGCGCCGGGCAGCAAAACGCCAACGCGGTCAGCACCATCGATACTGGCGCCGCCAACGCACAGAGCAGCATCTACGGCAACATGGCTGGTGGTCTCCAGGGGACCATAAACAATCTGCTCAGCAACAAGGACTTTCAGTCCTGGCTTAATGGCGGCGGCAGTGTCGTCAGCCCGGCCACGGTGGCAGCCAATCAGTTGTATCAGAACCAACAATTCGCGGCCAATCCCGGTCAGACGGGACCGTTTTGGTAGGCATAGCAGATGTCAGGCACCCAGGTTTCGTCATTCGGCAATGCGGCGCAGAACGCGCTGTTCGATCCGCTGATGGCGCGGAGACAGACGGAATACGATATTGCCAACCAATACGCCCCGGCGCGCAATCAGTTGTTATTGGAACAGGGGCAGCAGCAACTCGGCGCGAACGAAATCGAATACATGGCGCGCGCCGCACAGGGCGTGCTGGGCTTGCCGGCCGAGCAGCGTCCGGCGGCCTACTCCAGCGCGGTGGCAGACCTGCAGCGCTATGGGTTCGCCCGCAACGCACCGGCGCAGTATCCCGGGGACGCGGCCATCCAGCGCGTCGCCGCGATGGGCACATCGAGCGAGAAGCAGGCCGAGTTCGCCGCCAATCTTGCCGCCAACCGTGCACTGCTGGGCGGCGGCACCGCACCGCCGGCTGCGGGGACGGGCACAGGAACAGCCGGTGGCTCCACTGGCCCCGTGGCGCTCGGGATGCGGCAGAACAATCCCGGTAATCTGATGTTTGCCGGACAGCCTGGCGCAACTCCGGGACAGGGCAACCGCTTCGCCACCTTCCCCGACATGCCGACCGGGGTGGCCGCCACCGCCGATCAGCTCGCACGCAATCAGACACAGCACGGCCTTAACACCGTCCGCGGGCAGGTAACGCGCTGGGTCAGCGACCCGAAAGCCGATCTGACCTCCTACATCGCCGACATATCCAAGGCGCTTGGGGTCGGCCCTGACACGCCGATTGATTTCACCGATCCAAAAGTCCAGGCCGCTTTCATCCTCGCCCAGCAGCCGCACGAAAGCGCCGGCGGTGGCGCGGTGCTCAATCCGGCCGATGTGGAGAAGGGCGTGCAGATGGCGGCGGCACAGCGCGGCCAGATCGTGCAGGCGCGTCCTGCCAGCACGCAGACCGCCACAGCAGCCCCACAAGGCGGCGTGGCGGCGCGCACGGGCGGGACCGACGTCGCAGGACCTGGAGCGGGCACAGGCGCTCCAGCGGCCACGACAGCCCCGCTACTGGCCGCACCAGCGCCGGCAACCGCACCAGCAGCGGTGTCACCCGCGCCACCACAACCGACCGCAGCGCCAGAGCCAGCACCCGAACCAACCGCCGCACCCCGACCGGCATCCGCGCCGATACCCCCGCCCGCCCAGTTGCAACTGGACGCGCAGGGCCTGACAGCGCAGGACCGAGCCGTATTACAGACGTTGGGCACGGTGCCAGGAATGAAGCCAGTAACCCTGGCCACAACCATGGCTGAGATGGCGCAGCGCAATCAGGCCACGAACGAAAAGGCGCTCGCCGACTGGAGAGCCGCCGAGACGCAGCGACGCCAGGATGCGCAATTCGGCGAGACGCAGCGCCAGCATGACATCGAAAACCAGCGCGCGCAGGCGGCCGCAGCCCGTGCCGAGGAGCAACTCAAGATCGCCCAAGCCGAGGCGACGAGGAAAGCTAAGCAGGCAGCGCAGCCGTATCAGGGAACCGATATCTCGGCGCAGGATACCAACGTCCTGATGACCGCGCAGCCGAGTTCGAAGGAATACGCCATCGCCTACGAACGTATGGCGCAGCCGATTCGCACTCAGGATGGTAGCCTGATTTACCCGAATCTCAGCGCGTTCGAGAAGCCCACTTATAAGCCGCCAGGTGGGGCCGAGACGCCGGACTATAGCACACCCAAAGTCACGGCGCCGACCATCATGACGCAGGACCAGGCGCGCGCCGGCACCTATGCCGATCGCATGCAGAACTCCAACGCCGTCATCAGCCAGCTAGATGCCGCCGCAACCAACTGGTGGCAACGCCGCCTGTCCCATGTCGGAGGCGCGATCGATTTCGGTCTGAACAGTTCCGATTTCCAGAAGGTCAAGCAGGCGCAGGAGAATTTCGTCAACGCAGCACTGCGGCTGGAAAGCGGCGCTGTCATCAGCAAAGACGAGTTCGATCGGGCGGCCAAGCAGTATTTCCCACAGCCTGGAGATTCGGCCGAGGTCATCGCGCAGAAGAAAGCCAACCGCGAGGCCGAGATTGCCGGCTTCGTGCGCGAGGCAGGGCCAGCATACAAGCCGCCGAAGCAGGCCGATCCCCTTGAAGGTCGCACCGCGACTGGGCCGAACGGACAGAAGCTCTTCCGACGCAACGGTAAATGGGAGCCGCTGCCATGAGCGACACCCTTCCGCCCGGCTTCACGCTTGATCCGCAGTTGCCCCCTGGGTTTAAGCTAGATGACCCTGGACAGCCCGCGCAGCCACCAGCGACGCAGACTACTCCTCCCCCAGCGTCGTCCGGGGGGCTGTTTCTTTCTCCAGAGACGGCAGACACGTTGCGCAATGCGCTCGCGCCGGAACCGAACACAACATACGGGTCGGTTCTGCCACTGGCGCGCGATGACAAAACTGGCGAGATCCGATTGGCAATGCCTGGCATCATCCGTGCTCCGTTACAAGGCGCCATTGATCTGCTCCAGGGGCCAGGCGGCATGCAGATCAACCCCCACACTGGCACGATGACGCTGACGCCAGAAGCAACTTCCACACTCGCCATGATCGGGGGCAGACCGCTTCAATTCAGTCGCACCAATCCTCTGGCTCCCGAACCGCTGGGCACTTTCGATCGTCGCGCCAATCTGCCGCCCGAGTTCAAGGAGGCGCCCTACGCCTCAGAGCGGGCCGGCACAGGCACCGAAGCAGGCCCGTCAACACCAGCCGCCACACCACCGCCCGGTGTATCGGCTCCGCCCACAACGGCAGATGAAGCGAAGGCCATAGCCAGCAACCTATACAAACGAGCCGAGACCGCGGGCGGCACGCTTACTCCGCAATTCACCAACAAATTCATCGACAGTCTGGCAGAAGCCGGCCCGAAAACCGAACTTGGAGCTACGGTGCCAGGAAGTCAGGTGGCAAAGCAAATTACTACCGATCTGCAGAACTTCAGGGATAAGCCTCTGACATTGGAAGCGGTGCAGGAATTTGACGAGCGGATCGGCAAGCTTATCAATGCTGACTATAAGGCGAACAGGGGTCTGAGCGATACAGGTCAGGAACTTTTGGACATCCAACAGAAGCTTCGCAGCCAGATCGAGAATGCCGCCGAAGGCAATATTGCTGGCGGCACCGCAGGCTTCAAATCGCTTTCCGATGCGCGCAAGGCGTATTCGCAGGCGATGAAAATGCGTGACCTGGAAAATGTCAGGTATCGTGCGGACGCGACTGACAATCCTGCAACGAGCTACAAGAACCAGCTCAATACGATACTGAACAATGCGAAAAGCCGCGGCTATACGGATGAGGAAAGGGCCGCAGTGGAGAACGCCCGCGATCGTGGCGTGCTCGGCGGGACGTTGCATGTATTTGGCAGCCGCTTGATTCCGATAATTGCAGGCGCGACCGAAGCCGGCACTGGCGGGATAACTCGCGGTCTGGCTGCGGCTGGAGTGACACATACCGTGGGGACGGCCCTTCGCGCGGCGGCCGCTACGCTCCAGCGAAACAAGCTCGGCAAGGCTCTGACTGTGATGGGAGAGAGCGTGCCAACTAATCCGCTGACCCCGCCTTGGCTGGCGCCTTAGACGTCAATTCCCAGGAACCGGCAAAGGCCGCGTGGTGGATATAGTTGCAGCATTACATAGATGATGGTCATGATCAGGCCCATACCCCAGAACAGATAAAGCGCTGCTCCCCTAAGCCCTGTGATGGATAGCAAGGGAGGGGAATACGGCTGATATGAAGGGACCGGGATATCCACGAAGATTACCTTGGGAACCACGATTGTCTCTGGTTTAAGCACGTTTTGCCAGGAGACACCGAGCTTGCGCCGGAGCGCCTCGGCCTGAGTGGCAGCAGCGAGGCGCTCGCCGTCGTGCGCGCTGCCCAGCATGCCGAGGATCGCCGCCAGCCGCTCGCGCTCGGTGTCAGTCATGGTGCTTCCAGATGGCTGACGCGTTCCGCCAAGTCGTCAATCTGGCCTTGCAGGTCCTCGATTGCCTCGGTGCCCTGCTTGGTCAGCCGGCGTTCGAGCAGCGTCATGCGACCGCCCAGCCGACGCAGCTCGGTCCTGGTCTCCTCGCGAAAGGTTCTGACCTCGTCCAGCGTGCGCTGGATCAGGCCCTGTAGCATTTCCAAGCTGACAGCGTCAGACATCGTCCTGATCCACCCCGACCTTGAGTGCGATCCGGCGCACAAGCAGCAGCAAACGCGCCTGGGTTTCCTCGAACCGGCTCTGCCGGTCGACCATCGCATCCATCCGTTGTTCGAGCGACGACATGCGTTTGCCGAGGCTCGTCATTTCGTCGCGCAGCCCGCTTAGCGCATCACGCGAACTTTCGCGGAAGCTGACGAAAGAGCGGCGTAGATCGTGGACATCGTTCTGCACGGCGTCCAGTCTGTAGCCAATAAATTCGAGGCTGATTGTATCACTCACGCCCGCAACTCCCCATCAGTGCCAGAGATGGCCGATGATCGCGACGATGGCGCCACCAGCGACCGACGCCAGCAGCACCAGCGGCGCCAGCCAGCGGTCCCGATCGAGCTTGCGCGATTCTGAGATGAGCTTGCGTTGTTCGGCGGCGAACTTCTCCGCCTCCGCTCGGTCGCGGTCGATCCGCGCGATCTCCGCCCGCAGATCGAGCCGCTCGCGATAGTCGGCAGGAATATCGCTCATCACTCAGCCCCGTCGGTGCCGGTGCGGTCGAGCACGAGGCTGTAAGCCAGCCACCACTGGCTCTGCCGCTCAGCCTGCCGGGCCTCGCCAATAGCGCCCAGCTCGGCCAGCTGGAGCGCCGAACCCTGGAGAAACCGCGCGATCTCGCGCGCCCGGGCCGGGCTCATCAGCGGCGGCAGCGGCGGCGGGATAAACGGATTGTCGCTCACTTGCCGCCCCTGACCTGGTCGATGATCCGGCGCAGCAGCTCGCCAACCGTCAGGCCCAGCCGCTTTGCTTCACGCTGAAGCCAGCTCTGCTGCGGTGGTGTCACGGTGATGTTCAGACGTGGATTTGCCATAACGCATATATGCGTTGGGCACGACGCACAGTCAAGCCCAATCAGGAGACATACGGATGCGTGTCAGCCATGTTTGACGCACCTGTAATCATCGCCGACCGCTTCACCGCCAAGGCTCCGATGCCCTGGTACGGTGGGAAATCACAAGCTGCCCCGCTGGTCTGGCAACTGCTCGGCGACGTGGACCACTATTGCGAGCCGTTTGCCGGATCGCTGGCTGTGCTGCTGAGCCGGCCGCATCCGTGCAATCGGCCATATTACTCCGAAACCGTGAACGACGTGGACTCACTATTGGTCACTGCGGCGCGCGGACTGCGCGTTGAAGCCTGTCGAGGGGCACCGCACTAAGCGGCCCGTTGAAGCAGGAACCAGCCTGGAGTTGGCAGCGTGAGCCGCCGCTCGGGAACCCCGGTCCTTCAGGGCCGGGAGGAGGTCAGCTGTTTCACCTCATGGAGGCGTAAATGAGCACCCTTCTCGTCGGCAAGGACAAGAAGTTCCAGACCATCGCCGCGGCCGTGGCGGCAGCGCAGGACGGCGACACCATCCGCGTCGATGGCGGCCGATATCTGAATGACTTTCCGCCGGTCATTCGCGTCTCGCTGAAATTCGAGGCGGTCGGATCGCGTGTCGTCATGGAGGCTGACAAACCTATACCCAACGGTAAAGGGTTGATCATCGCCGGCGGCACCAACACCAACCCAACGATATCGTTCGATGCATTCGACTTCGTAGGTGCTCAGGTGCGCGACAAGAACGGCGCAGGAATTCGCTATCAGGCCGGCGACCTCACCTGCACCAACTGCGTCTTCCGCAATTGCCAGGACGGCATTCTCGCCACGCCGCTCATCAAGGGCATCGGCACCATCGTCATTGACCGCTGCGAGATCGACGGCTGCGGCGCAGGCGATGGGCAATCGCACAATCTCTATATCGGTTTCATCAGCAATTTCGCGCTGACGAACAGCTATTCGCACGACTGTAAGGTCGGGCATCTCGTGAAGACGCGGGCGAAGACCTCAACGATCACCAATTGCCGGTTGTTCGATAACGGCCAGACAAGCAGCTACGCCGTCGACTGCCCGAACGCGGGCGACCTGTTCGTCTCGAACTGCCAGATCCAGCAGGGCGCCAAAGGGCAGAATCCGTTCTTCTCGACCTACGGCGTGGGCGACAGTTCCAATCCGGGACGGACGGCGCACATCACGTCATGCGTCGTCGTCAATGACGCGAAACAGGTCAAGCTGATGTATAACGCAGTGACGGACACGCCTGCGGTGTGGACCGACTGCCAGTTCTGGGGCGTGCCGGACACGCTGGTGGCGCGCGGCAGGGGGCTGGTGACCGTCAACAACCCGACATGGCTCACCGCCCGGCCGTTGCTCGACATTGTGACGCCGCCCTACGGCCCTGTGGCTACGCACCGGGAAGAGCCGGATGTGGGCGAGGATGACGACGATTTCGAGCCGCCGCCCGACCAGCAGGACCCGGAGCCAGACGATGACACCTGTTGAGCGACAGCAGCGACGTCAGGCGCACGACGCGTTCTGGCAGGATATCCACTTTGTGCAGGGCCTGATGGCTGAAGGTATGCCGCAGGCCGCGATCCTGCGCAGACTCGAGGCCCAGGCAGGCCTTAAGTGGGACGCCGAGTGGCAGGCATACATCGACCTTGATGGCGAAGGGCGGTAACGGACAATTCCGTGGTCACAGGACGGCAAAACGGACAAAACCGTTGCGTCGGGTAGGGTGACACGTTTTTGCGTAATTCAAGAATTTCGCAGCAATTTTGGGCCGTTGATTTCATTGCCTGATTTTGCTGCGAAACATAGGTGCGAAATGACGCGCCTTGCGACGCTCATGTGGGCTGTGCATCCGCGAAAAGATGACAGCGTCCGCAATAGCGATGAGAAATGTCATGTGGACCGAAGCTGACCGCACCACAGTGCGGACAGGTAAGGCTCGGCCCGTATGTCGTATCGCGGATTTCGCGCAACCAGTCGCATAGCGCGCGGCTCGTCGCATCGTCCTTTCCGGTGATCTGGCGCCAGCGCGCCTGCTTGGCTTCTCCCCAAGGGGGAGCCGAGAAATACAACAACACGGCCTCGATAACTAAGGACATATCCATGCGAATGACGTGCCTTGCGACGCTCACTGGCCCATAAGCCGCTTCACGGCCGAATAGCTGTCGATCCAGTTTACCAACGCGCGATAGACCTCGGGCTCTAGCGCCACAAAATGGTCGCCGCCAACACGAGGCGCGCGTAGGACAATCTGCCATCCATCAAATGACACATAGAGGCCGTCACCGAGATATGTCTCGCGCCCTTGCTCGGGCAGACCGGTCATTCTCAAACCTCCGCAGCAGTCCCAGGGAACTCTCCGCGGAACCGATCGCGTATCATCTCCACGTCGTCCAAGAGGACAGGCGCTAATCATGTGGCCGCTGATCCTCGGCGCTTTCATCGCCGGCTTTTTCGTCGGCGCCACCAGCGTGGTGCTGTTTGCGGCAATGGTCTGGCGGCCACAACCGGGCGGCTGGTTCTGATTCCATGTCGCTGCTCGGCCTGATCCTGATCGTGGTTCTGGTCCTGCTGCTGCTCGGTGGCGGCTAGGGTTATCACGCCGGCTGGGGCGCTGGTCCATACTTTGGTTACGGGTTCAGCGGTATCGGCCTCGTGCTGGTGATCCTGCTGGTGCTGCTGATCTACTGGTCAATCTGACTTCACTGCGGTCTAATCACCGACGGCGCGCACGACACGCAGACCCGCATAGGCTCCCTCGGGACATCTGGCCGATGTTGCACCACGCAGCCGCACACACCGCACCGACCTCGCTGGTTATCGGGCAGGATCGGCGGATCCGACCACTCTACGCAGACAAGCACATCGGCCGTCGCCGCTTCTTCGCGTGACACGAACTGGATGCGAGGTCGCTTCACAGCGGGTCGATCCCGGCGTCCAGCGCCCGATCGAGCCAATCCTCAATATCCGCCCGCGTAGTGATCTCCTCGACCTGCGTGCGCAGCACATCGATCATCGGGCCTTGCCAGGGTCCCTGCATCCACTGCCGCAGATAGGCGCGCATCGCGGCGATCTGTCGCGGCGTCAGCGGCCTGCCGTTCAGGTAATCCTCGATCACCGGGCGCAGCACGCCGCTCGTTTCATGCGTCCAATAACCCGGTACTTCCATCTTACTCACCACAACAAGGAGACTCCCATGCGCCTGATCACCTCCCTTGCTGTCGCCGGGCTCGCCCTGACGGCAATTCCCGCCCACGCCACGCTGCAATTCGCTGCCAGCGCCAATGGCAGCAGCTTCTTCTGCGCCGACAACACCGGCTGTGACCAGAACCCGACCGCTGGCATCTTGCAGATCGCCGACCAGACGATCGGCGGCGTCGAGGTTAATGGCTCGATCTCTACCGCCTCCGCTGCCAGCGGCTTCAACCTGCTCAGCGTGTCGTCGCTCTCAGTCATCAACCACAACGGCAGTGCTGTGCCGATTGACGTGACAGTGGGCGCCACAGGCTTTGTTCCACCTGTCAACCACGTGCAAACGACCGGCTCGGGCACCTGGACGGAAGCGACGGGCTCGACGGTGACCTATACGTGGTTTGACGATCCGCAGAACCGCCAGGGCGCCAATACCGCGGGCGATACGCCGGGCGATCTGGTGGACACGTTCACCAGCGCGGCGGCGAGCCCGCTGCAAAGCTTCGCGCACGACAACACCAGCCTGATTTCCGATCTGCTGCCGTTCGCGATGGCGCTCGATGCCTCGGGCACGCTGACGGCGGGCGGCGAGCTGCTGAACCGCGGCCAGGCCGAGATCAAGACCAACATCCCGGAGCCGGGCAGTCTCGCGGTGCTGGGCGTTGGCCTGCTTGGGCTGCTGGCGCTCCGGCGCAAGCGCGGAGGTGCGTAGGGGCAGACCGTAGCCTGACGGTTGTATGTCCACACCCCGCAGAAGGTGTATTATGGAAACCCAATCGAAATAATCACCCAGTCCCGGTAAGTCCCCAAAGGGCCGTTCCGGTCCCATCGCCCGTTTGACTGGTTCAACCATAGTAAAAACCGCCTCGCATGGCGCCGCGAATACTCCAGCTCGCGCGCCCGAGCCCGCCCGGTCCCGCCATCGCCGGACGCCGAAGCATGGCACCACAACCCTAAAGGAGCATACCCATGGCCGCAGTCGAGATCACTCTCAGCGGCGTGCTGTACGACAAGCTCAGCCGCACCACGCAGCAGGTCGTGCTGATCGGCGATGCGTCGCTGACCGGCCTCGGTGTCGGCGGCGGCCCGATGCCACCAGGGCAGGGTGGTGGACAGCCCCCTGGCATATGGGGAGGCCCGATTGATCCCTATCCGGGCCATGGGTTGCCTGGAGCGCCCGGCACCTGGCCGGGGCAGAACCCGCCGCATCCGGCGCATCCGATCGTCACGCCGCCCGAAGGCCCACCGAACGGCGGACAACCCCCCGACCCGCCGACCGCGGACAAGCCACCTCCCCCAGAAGGCGGCTGGGGGTGGATGGCGTCTGCCAGCCAGTGGGGATATTTTCTGGGACCGCAGCAAGCGCAGCCAAAGACCTGAGAGGTGGTCGTGACAGGCCACTGGCTGCTGGCTGGTGGCCTGCTGCTGCTCACGCTGCACGGGCCGGACGGGCAGCTGTTCTACGTCAATCCACATGAAATCGTCGCGCTGCGTGCGCCACGCGGTGATGACCTCGGGCATTTCGCGCGCGGCACGCGCTGCATCCTGTCCACGGTGGACGGGCACTTCATCCCGGTCCGGGAAGACTGCGAGGACGTGCGCAACCGCCTCGAGGTGCGACCATGATATCGAAAGCAGAACGGAACTACCGCTGGGCGCGCGATGAGTGGAAGCGGGCGCTGCAGCGGCTGCGCGAGGCCAAGGCGGCACTGAGCGACGAGGAGCGTCTGCGCCTGCACCGCGAGTATATGCAGGCCTGGAAGGCCCGGCGAGCCGCCGACTGGCATGCTTCCTGACTGCGCGCGGCCAACCAGGATCACTTCGCGCCGGCCATCTCGTCAGGGCGCATCTATGGCCTCCCTGGCGGCGGCGATGAACTCTGCGGCGACCTGGGGGACGATCGCATTCCCGTAGGCGCGCAGCTTGGCCACGTCGCCGGGATGCCTTGGAGCCAGCGGGGAAATTCCACGTTGAGAAGGCCGCCACCGTCCGTCGCGGCATGCGATCCATTCAAGCTCGCGCCAGGGATCTGATGGGCGACTTGGTTCTGGAGCTGCTCGCCCTTCGGCCCGCCACCTCGCTCCAGATACGTCCGGTGGTTCGGCGTGCGGTAGTCCCGCTGTGCCGGCGTCGCCCACCCGGTCAGGAGCTTCACCTGCGAATGCAGGTTGTCCGGTTGCTTCCCGCTCGCCTGGCGCTTCGCCGAAAAGCCCGTGCTCTCCGCGTCCTCCGCTTTCGGCGTGGCCCATCCGGCTGTCTGCACCATGACTTGCAGCGAGGTGATCGCGGTCCTGTTCGCGTTCGTCCCATCCCTCTCGCCCATCCGCTGCTTCATCCGCAGATGCGCTTCCGGCGTTTTGTTGTCGTCCCGCGCTACCGGCGTCGGCCATCCCGCCAACTGGGCTATCGTCGCCACCGTTGCTCCGCGCGCCTGTCCCTTCCACGACGATCCTGCCGTCGCGATGTCGTCCGCTGTGCCCTGGTTCTGATCGCTCGCCCGAGGTGTCGGCCACCCAGAACAGCCGCTCGCGCCTGTGCGGTGCGCCGACACTGCAAGCCGGCACACTGGCAATCCCAACCCGATATCCCAGGTCTTCCAAGTCATGACGAACAGCGGCGATCCACGTCCCGCCAAGCGCGCCCGCAACCTGCTCTCCAAACACCGTTGGAGGTCTGCACTCGGCGATGAGGCGGTAAAAAGCGGGCCACAAGTGTCGTTCGTCGAGATGGGCGCGGCTCCGCCCTGCAGCGCTGAATGGCTGACAGGGGCACGATCCGGTCCAGACAGGCCCAATCCATCCGGCAAGATCGAGGGCGTGATCCCAGAGACCGATGCCGGCGAACAGGTGGACGCGCTCGTATCCGGCGAGATCGCCGGGAGCGAGGTCGAGGATGGAGCGCCCGTCAACGGTTCCGGGAGAAATAAGTCCGGCTGCCACGAGGTTACGGAGCCAGCCGGCGCAGTGGGCATCGTTGTCATTGTAAAACGCCCTCAAGACGCTTCGGACGCCACCCGGATACGCTCGGACAGCGCGCGACCAACCAGGATCACTTCGCGCCGGCCATGGCAGGATCCGGTGCATCTCCCGGCCAGTCGTCGAACTTCTCCGGCGGCTCCGGCCAGATGCGATCGACCATCGCCTGACGCGCGGCCAATGCGCGGTCACGAACATCTGGGTTGATCTTCAGACCCGGATCATCCAGCCGTATGACCCGCTCCTCCCTAAGAATAGCATTTGCCTCATCCTCGGTTTTGGCTTCGGCGCAGCGGCTCTCCAGATCATCGAGAAATTCTCGCAAGGTCATTTTCTTAATGTTTGGGTTTGCTGTCAGAGGAACATCGGCGACGCGGACGTCCGTCTGGATGTCCATGGGGACATCGCGATTGATCTGCTCGCGCAGATCAGCAGACGGCGGAGCGCCCGCTGCGGGTGGATACGCCACCGCGCCGGCCTGCGGCTCAGGACTTGCCTTGGCGTCGATCGTGGTGCCGTTGAATGGCGCCGACTGCGGTTGCGGAATGTCACCGGCCTCCTCGGCGGTAATGAGACCGCGCAGCACATCGGCGAAGCTATCGCGCAGACAGAACCCACGCGCGCGTAGCTGCAACATCCGCTGCGGGTATTGTGTCCAAGGTCCCTGCTTGCCCCACAGGCCCGCTCGCTTGGCATCGGCCACTGAGAAAGTGGTGACGGTCTCGCCTTCCTGGCCACGCCTTGCAGCCTTGCAGGTGGCAACCATCGCCTCACCCTGGCCGGTTACGCTCTCATGGACGTAGGCGCACACCTCGGAGGCGCGCACCAGCGCGAGGGCGGTGTCACCAAACACCGCTGGTCGTCCGTTAATGACGGCGATACCCTGCAGAGCCTGCATCGGGCTGAGACCGATTTCGTAGCCCCACTGCATCGCCACGAACACATTCTCCGGCTTACCGCGGAACTCCTGCGGCACCAACGAGGACTTCGCCAGCATCTGGGAGAACGTCACCGCCTCGGCCATCGAGGTTGGCTCCAGCGAGACCCGGGATTTGGTGAGGGCGTTCATGCGGCCTCCTGTTTGCGGGTGCGGATGACCAGACTTTGCTCGTTCGGAATGCCGAGCGAGCAGCCGGGAACTTCGATCCCATCCTTCAGCGCGCTCAACACCGCGCGCTTATCCAGCGCCGGCGGTGGCTGGACGTAGTAGTCACGCGGTATCGCGGTCGCGTCGGCGATGGCGACGAATGCCGGCTTGCGCGCCAGATGCGCCGCATGATGCGTGCTCTGGATCGCGGAGGCACCGGTTTCCGACATGACGTTGGATAGTGCCGCGCGCAGCGAGCGCACTGCGGCGTCGGCGGCATCATGCAGCGCCTCGGCGGCGACGATCAGATCGATGGTCCGTGCCATCGAGCCGACCACATCGGTTTCATCGCGGACTTTCGTGTGCGCGTGGGCAAACCGCGCGCCGGCATCGAATGCGGCGCGATAGGCATCGACCGCCGCGGCCCGCAGCGCCGCCACCGCCTCTGATGCGCCGGACATCACGCGGCCTCCGGGAGCGGCACCAGGCGCGGCTTGCGCGGCGTCCTGGTGGCTTTGGCGCGCGTCTCGATGACCTCTTGGGAATGCTTGAACTGCGCGCCTTGTTCTTTGATGGTCTGCAACGCTGCATACCACGGCACCTTGACCGACTGGATGATGACCGACGCATCGAACAGGTCATCGGGCAGATCGATCACGGCTGAGAGCAAAAGCTGTTTCATCGGTGCGGCTCCGGCAGCTCGCCGTTGAGGATCGCGTCGAGCAGCCGCTCCGCACCGCACCGCCAATGCGGCGTCCCGGCTATCGCATCCCGCAGCACTTCGACCAGTTCCCAGGCGCGCAGCTCGGCGGCGACCAGGCGCACGCGGGCCTCAGCGTCCTCGTCAAAGCGATCATCGTGGAGCGCGCCGGCGACGCGCATGCGGCGGTCGAGCGCCGCGCCCGACTGCTGATCGAGCACACGCTGCTCGTGGTCCGTGTAGGTCATGGGGTGATCCTGTTGAAGATGTCGCAGATGAGATGCAGGACGCTGGCTTCGTTCAGCGGGTGCGGCCGTCGTCGCGGCGCAGCACCGCGGCCAGCCGGCGTTCCAGCAACCCCAGCGCTTCGCGCACATTGCGTGACAGCCGCATTTGCAGAATCCCGAGGATGCTCCGATAGGCATCGTCGAGGGCGGCCTGCATCTCCGGATACGACAGGCCCTTTGGCCCGGGCCGGCGCGTCATGTTTTTCTCCATCGTGATTGGTTATTATCTGGACGCGCGATACGGTTGGTCTCGCTATCGTTTCACAGCGCGTTGATGTCGGATTGACGGGCGATAAACGGTCAGGCGCCGAATCGTTGGCAAGCTGGCTGGGAAAGCCGCTTGGTCGTCGGGACGGCTCGGTTACTCTCGCTTGATGACAGGGAGGCAGGCGGCCAGCACCGCTCCCGCTACCTAAGATAGAGCCGGAGGCAGCATGCCCAGCCGATCCGCCAGCGCCGTTGTGTTTGCCGTCCATGAAGGTGGCCTCGCATCAGGTGATGGAGGCTGTCTTAGCAGAGCTAAGCGGATAAGTCAAAGGGAAAGATTAGCGAAATTAAGCGGGCTGCTTAATGGTCCGTCAGGAGACGATCCGGCGACGATCCATTTCGTGGCGCTGGCTCTCTGGAACCTGGCTGAGCTCGGTTCCAACCTTCAAGAGTTCCCGGTAAATATCCTGCTGCCTTTTAGATAGACTGCGATACAGTATAACGAGGCTGATTTCGTGCGGATTATCAAGCACCAGCTGATCGGCTGGTGTCGGTTCGCCGAGTAGTTCTGACGGCCGAATTCCCAAGACCCTGGCGACTTCCACCAGGTTCGATGTCTTAATGCCGCCTTTACCACCGCCCCCGCCTTCCCATTGCGCGACGGCGCTTTTATCGACGCCCAGAAGCGCCGCGAGGACGCGTTGCGTCAACCCCGCCTTGACACGCGCAGCACGAATCCGGTCGCCGATGTTCACCGGGATAAAGTGGACTGCCCGCGGCTTATCCGCAGTCAGCAAAAAGCCGGGCGACGACTTGCGCTCATCGCTTAATACTGCTAAGCCAGTGGGATGCGCGATCAATGCCTTGACCGCCTGATGCAGATCCGCGGCGCGACCAAGCGCCTGGCCAGGGAACTAGGCATCTCGACGGCTGCCGTCTCGCAGTGGGAGCGCGTGCCGCGCGACCGCGTGGTGGAAGTCGCTGCCATCCTGGGCGTCTCGCCCGAAGAACTGCGGCCTGATCTGTATCGCACAGAAGAACCAGCGGAAGCCGCCTGATGTCCTGACCTGACAGCCGCGCGTCGGGGCACGCGCAAGGAGGGAGAGAACGCCATGGCATCGCTCAATAGCCTCCCCGTCACGCCGTGTCTGGACGTGCGGTGAATCGTGGATGATTGCCTCACTGTTCTGACTGCCGCGTTCCGCGCCTTCGGCACCGCCAAGCAACTGGCCCGCGCCGGCGGCTGCTCGGTGCCCACCGCACAACGCTACCAGCGCGGCGAAACCACCCCGGACGTGCTCACCCTCGCGCGCCTGATGGCGCAGTCACGCGCTATCGCTGACGCTATGCTGCGCCTCGCCGGACTCGATGACCTGTCGCTGGACATCGAGCAAGCGCGCCTGGTGCGTTCCCTGGCTGATCTCGAGCAGAAGAGGCTCGCGGCACATGAAGCTTTGGAACGCGCTCGCGCGTCGCATCGCGCTCATCCGGGCGGCCTTGGCGCAGCGCCGGGCATCGCGGGAGTTCGAGCGGGCGAGGCGGCTGGCGCAGGCGGCCGCGCGACGGAGCCCGCGCCATGAGCGGGGAGTGGATGACCACTGAGAACGTGCGCCGCGGCCGCGCGATGTGGGACGCGGGCGTGTCGGTGCGCCGCATCGGCGCCGCACTCGGCTGCTCGCATAATGCCATCATCGGGTTCGCCCGGCGCTCGGGCTGGCCGCCGCGGCAGTCGCCGATCGCGAACGCTCCGCCGCGCCGCCAGCCGGCCCCCGCGGTAACCGCCCGGCCGCCATCGCCTCCGGTCCCGCCGGCACCACCATCGCCGTTTCTGTCCGTGCGCAGCTGCCAGTGGCTTGAAGGCAACGACCGTCGGAGTTGGACCATGTGCGGCGCGCCCGCGGTGCAGGGATCCGCGTGGTGCGCGGACCATAGGGCGCGCGTCTACACCCGCACGCCGAGCCGCATTGAGCCCATATCATGACGGCGCGCGCGTGGACCGCAGCGGAACAACGCGACGCGCTGCGCTGGCGGCTTGAACTGCGCATGAGCCTCGGCGAGATCGCTGCGGCGCTCGGGCGCTCGGAGAAGAGCGTCGAGGTCGCATTGTACCGCATGGGCTATTCCGCCGCGTCGCATCGCGAATACGACCAGTTGCACGCCAGGACGGCGCTCGATGTGGAGATCGCCCGCGCCCGCGAGGAGTGGGACACCGCTAAACCGTTCAAGCCGGGGCGAATCGAGTGGGCATGAGCGGCGGGATCCTGGCGCTCGACCTCGCCTCCACCACCGGGTGGGCCTACGGCACGCAGGCGTGTGCAGCCCCCGAGGTGGGAACATGGAGGCTCGGTAAGGGATCAGAGGTCGCCCGTATGGGGGCCTTTGGTTCCGAATTATCTGATTTCGTAAGGGCGCATCGCCCGTCCGTCATTCTGCTCGAGGCGCCGATCTCGTTTCGCGTGATGCGACGCTTCGCGGATGCCGCGCAGCAACTCGGGTTGCGGGCCGTTGCAATGGCCATCGCCTGGCAGAACGAGACGCCGTGCCATGAGATCGAATGCCTGCGTGTGCGGGCCGAGATGCTCGGCAGCCGCAACTTTCCCAGGGGCGAGGTGAAGGGCGTGGTCATGGCGTATTGGCAGCGCCGTGGTGTGCCAATGCCAGACCACAACGCAGCGGACGCGGCGCTGATGTGGGAGTGGTATCGTTTGCGACTGACGGGCAAGCCGCCGCCTTTGGTGCTGGCGCCTGTTCGTCTCTCGCCGGGGCTGAGCATGCGGCGGAGCCGGGCGAGCATCGTGCGGGAAAGCGATATCAGGAGGATACATGCTTGATCAGTTGACCAAATCGACGAAGGAGACCCCTAGGCGGCTCAAAATTCCGGCGATGAGCGCCGAGGAAATCGCCGCCTCGGCGAGGCCGGAGATCGTCCGCATCTCGCCGCCAAAGCTGCGCACCGCAACGATCTCCATCCGCGGCATTACGCCCTATGTCCAGCACGCATTTTCCGAAAAGCAGCGCAAGCAGATGGAGGACACGCAGCGCGCCGGCCAGCAAAGCCGCGGCAAGAGAGTGCGCAAGCCGAAGGATTTCGAGGCGGTTTACGAAGCCGCCAAGCACTACAGCGAAGAAGGCTGGATTGGTATTCCGGCGGCCGCCTTCCGCAAGGCATGCATCGCTGCCTGCCGCTTGGTCGGCTTCAAGATGACGCACGCCAAGCAGGCGATATTCATCCAGGGGGACGGTCTCGACCGCAACGACGGCACGCCCCTGGTGCGTATCGTCGGCGAGCCACGCATTCACGAAATGCCGGTGCGCAACGAGAGCGGTGTGGCTGACATCCGCTGGCGGCCGATGTGGGAGCAATGGAGTGCGGCGGTGCGCGTGACCTGGGACGAGGATCAGTTCTCGGCCACCGACGTGTTCAATCTGATGATGCGAGCCGGGCTGCAGGTAGGCATTGGCGAGGGACGCCCCAGCTCGCCCAACAGCGACGGACTGGACTGGGGCCGTTTCGAGGTGCTCGAATGAGCGAACGAGTTGAAACCATCGCCGCCGAATTGCTGCGACTGCGCACCGGTGACGGCAGGATATGCGCCCCTGACGCAGTCAGATGGGCGCGTGAGCATCCGGAGTCACGGCTGCATGCGTCGTTGCAATGGGACGATGCGATCGCCGGAGAGGCGTACCGCGTCTGGCAGGTGCGCACGCTGATTGCGGTGCATATCGTGGATGCGGAAGGCGCGCGGCGATTTGTATCGCTCTCGATTGATCGCGCTGAAGGCGGGTACCGGCAGATCAGCGACGTGATGCGCAGCCGCGATATGCGCGCGGTGATGCTGAGCGACGCATTGGCCGAGTTGGAACGCGTCCAGAGGAAATATCGGCATTTGCAGGAGCTTGATGTGGTTTGGGCGGCGCGGGACAAAGTTTCGCGCCGTTCGAAGGCGTCCGTCGTGGATGATGCGGCGGACTGACGTGGCTTGGCATGGCGAGGCAAGGCACGGCCCGGCGTGGCTCGGCAGGCTCGGCAGGGCAGGCGTGGCGTGGCGGGGCACGCTTTGGCAGGGCGTGGCCCGGCGGAGCAGGGCAGGCTCGGCATGGCAGGGCACGGCGTGGCTTGGCAAGGCGGGGCAGGGCAGGCTCGGCATGGCAGGGCTCGGCTGGGCGTGGCAAGGCGGGGCGTGGCATGACAGGGCAGGCGTGGCCCGGCTGGGCTTGGCAAGGCGCGGCAGGGCTAGTTGTCCGATGACGCTCGCTCGCTGGCCGAAGCGAGCGTGCCGACAGGCCCAGAAGGCGACGGGCCAATGACGTTGCAGGAACCGTGGAATCCGGCCATAATACGCATTGAGCGCCGTGCGGGAAACACGACGCTCAACTGTAACTTTCACAACTGCCGGTTGGGCAGCGATACGCTCAGGACCTCAACACCCCTGAATGTAAAGCACCCCGAGGGCAGAGCGCAAGGGGTGTGTCTCATGAGGAATGAATCGGCGGAAGCCAGGGCCAGGCGACTGGCGGGACAAGCGCGGTGGCGCAAAGCTAATCCTGGGTATCACCAGAAATGGCGTAAGGCTCACCCCAAGGTCGAATCTAAGCTGGGACCGGACTATTACAGACAGTGGCGCAAAGCGCATCCTGGATATTCCAGCAGATACAGCGAGAAGAATAAGGCGAGGAAGGCGCTTTGGCGTGCCAGCCCAGAAGGCAAGGCGGCTCAAGCCGCATTGCTGGCTAGTCCAGAATACAAAGCCAAATGGGCCGAGATACGTGCGACCCCGGAATACAAAGCCAAGTTGGCGGCCTATCGGGTAGCCAACCGTGGAAAAATCAAAGCTGGCAGAGCTGCTTACCTCGCCAGCCCAAAAGGCAAAGCATATAAAGAACGAGCTAAAGCAAAGAATCTGGCCTATCAGCTAAAGCCTGAGGTAAAGGCGGCGCGAAACCTTCGTAACAAGAAGCGCTATGCTGCCATTCATACAATAAACATTAGTCGCCGCATGTCGAGTGCGGTCCGTAGTTCTCTCCGAAGATATTCGGACAAGAATAAATCGTGGAACACTAAATGGATCGGTCTGGTCGGCTACACTGTTGCGGAGTTGTGCGCCCACATCGAACGGCAATTCCTGCCGAAAATGGGTTGGCACAACATGCCGAAATGGCATGTTGACCACATAGTCCCACTTGCATCGTTTCGCTACATATCGGAGACCGATCCAGAGTTCAAGGCGGCCTGGGCTTTGACAAATCTGCGGCCCATCTGGGCTGCGCAGAACTTTAAAAAACACGCGCGGCGGGAGTTCTTGCTGTGAGCCGCCGTCATGTGTGCGCCCACTCGCTGGGCCTTTGGTGCCAGGAAGTCTGGGCGTATCCGGTGTCTCCAAAAATCGCCGTTATCCAGGCCGCCGTAGGCGCCCGCTGGCGCGTCTCGGTCGCCGACCTGCAGTCGCGCCGGCAGAGCCGGGCGGTGGTCTGCCCGCGCCACGTCGCGATGTGGCTCGCCCGGCATCTGACGCCGGCATCCCTGCCCGAGATCGGGCGCGCATTCGGCGACCGCGACCACACCACGGTGATGCACGCGCTGGCGCGCATCGATCAGCGCATGGCCGAGAGCCCGCTGTTCGAGGGCGTGGTGCTGGACTTGGCGGAGCAGCTTTCACCCATAGCCGGCGCCGAGCAGCGCGCCATCAGGAGGGCGGCATGAGCAACGGCAACGGGCACCATTGGTCGAAGTTTTGCTGGCGCGACTGGCAGACCGATGACGGCCTGCGGAACTGCAGCCTGGCTGCTCGGGGGTTCTGGATGGAGTGCCTGGCGGTCATGCACCGGGCAACTCCGATCGGGCATCTGGTTATGAACGGTAAGGCGATGACGCCCAAGCAACAGGCGACGAATGCCGCCTGCACGGAGCGAGAGGCGGTGAAGCTGCTCGCTGAACTGGAAGCAGCCGGCGTGTTCAGCCGCACAGCCGAGGGTGTCATCTACTGCCGGAGAATGGTCAGGGACGCTGCCGCATCAGAAGCGGGCAAGGAACACGCTATGAAGCGCTGGGGGACCTCCGACCCTAATAGGGACCCTATAAGCCCCCCTAATAGGTCAAATGGACAATCCCCCATTGGCCCCCCCAATGGGGACCCCAATGGGGACCCCAATGGGGACCCCAATGCGGACCCCAATGCTAAGAATCAGAGTCAGAGTCAGAGTCAGAAAAAGAACCCTCCCGTAGCCCTCCCACGCGGTGGGAGGGCTGCAGGCACCCCGCCCAGCGGGGACCCCGCCAACGCGAGCGCTCAGATCGTCGATATCGCAACGAAAACCCCCAGAGAATCCGGCACCAACCCCCGAGCACTCGGCGCAAACCCGAGAGCAACGGGCACAAATCCACGCGCCAACGGCACCAACGCCCGCGCCAAACCCACCCGGTTCGCCGGCTGGAGCGTGGCCGAGGCCCAGTGCGACGCCCGTGCCGGCCCGGTCATCAACGCAACCGCCGAATCGGGTCTGCCACACGACAACCTCAACGATTACGGCCTCGTCCCGCCAGCCCCGCTGAGGATCACCAATGGCTGACCGGTCCCGCGTCGATGCCTGGCTGATCGACCTCGGGCGTCTCACCTCGGCTCGAATCACCGCCGAAGACGCCATGGAGTTCGTCGATCGCTACGCCCCTCTGCTCGCCCAGCGTTTTTCCGACAGCGCCTTCTCCCGCGCCTCAGCCGAGCATGTCGCCGCCGAGTGCAAATTCCTGCCAACCTATGGCGAGATTGTCGCCCTCCTGCGCACCTTCCGTCCCAAGTCCCTCGCTGCGGTCTTCGCCCTCAGCGACAACATCGGCCTCAGCCCCGATGCCCGCTGCTGGGTTAATTATTACGAGACCCGACGCGCCGAGGACTTCGCCCCGCTGCGCGAAGACGACGGCCGCCTCGCCAGGCCCGAGATCACCAACTGGGAGGCACACACCGCCAACCTGATCCGCACCAACTGCCCGGAAGCCTGGGATTACCTCTGCGGCAAGCGAGGCGCCGCATGACCCCCACCGCCCGCCTCTGGCACGCCCCGCGCCGCCCGCCCGACCCAGACCTCGCCGCCATCCGCGGCGCCCTCTGGGGCATCCTCCTCGCCATCCCGCTCTGGACCGTCCTCGGCCTCATCGCCTGGAGCCTCCGCCGATGCACCCACGCATGACCCGCGCCCAGCAGCTCACCGCCGAGCATGACCGCCTGCTCGATCTCCTCATCACCGCGCTCGACGGCCACGACCCCTGCGTCTGCCTCGCCGCTCTCGGCACCGCCGTGCTCACCGTCGCCGCCACCCTGCCCGACGCCGACCGCGGCACGGTGCTCCGCGGCTGGATCGCCTGCCTCGCCACTGGCACCGGACCATCCGGCGGCTGCAACGAAACCACACCACACACAACCCGCCACTGAGCATGCTTGACAGCCTCGCAATCCCGCGATCAGATACCGATTCCCCAGGGGACTCGTTCTCTGCGGAGAACGAACTCCCTCGCGGATGCTATTGGGCCGTCGCCTACACCCACAGCCAGTCAGAACGCTGGGCCGAGGCCAATCTCCGCAATCGCGGTTACAAAACATACCTCCCGCTCACCACCGTCCGCCGCCCCGACCGCGTGGTGAAATCCATCATCCGCCGCGTCGAAATCCCACTCTTCCCGCGCTACCTGTTCGTCGTCACCGACGGCCACTGGACCCCCATCCAGCACACCCTCGGCGTCCACCACCTCATCATGGCCGAGCCCGGCAAACCCGGCATCGTCGCTAGCCCGGTTTTAAGCGCGCTACAGGCCGCCCTCGCCGAGGCCGCTACCCAACACCAGAAAACGCCCGCACCCGCCTCAGGCGCCTCCGTATGCCTCGCACGCGGGCCTTTCGCCGGCAGCCACGCCGTCGTCCTCTCAACCCACCGCGACACCGCCAGACTCGCCGTTATGATCCTCGGCGGCCTGCGCACCCTCTCCGCACCCCTCAAGTGGCTCACTCTCCGTGAATGACCGGGACATGAATTTGGCGTTACCTTCCCCGAGAAATATTATTGCGCGGATCGCGGAAATCCGGCCTTACTCTAGGAACACACGCACGCATTCTCCCTATCAAATCGAGCAAATCGTTGCGTCTATACGCGAGTTCGGCTTCACCAACCCGGTGCTCGTCGACGAGCAAAACACGCTCATCGCCGGCCACGGGCGGCTGCTTGCCGCGCAGAAGCTCAGCCTGGCCGAGGTGCCCGCCGTCGTCCTCGAGGGCCTCAGCGAGCCGCAGAAGCAGGCGCTGCGCATCGCCGACAACAAGCTGGCGCTGAATGCCGGCTGGGACGACGACTTGCTGCGCACCGAGCTGCTCGACCTCCGCGACGGTGGCTTTGACCTGGCGCTAACCGGCTTCGGTGAGGACGAGCTGGCGGACCTGTTCGCCGACCGCACCGAGGGCCTCACCGACCCAGACGACGTGCCCGAGCCTCCGGCTGAGCCGATCAGTAAGCCGGGCGACGTGTGGCTGCTCGGGAACCATCGGCTGGTGTGCGGCGATGCGACAAACGAGGTCGACGTGTCGCTGTGCCTGGGGGCCGTCCGCCCGCATCTGATGGTCACCGATCCGCCTTATGGGGTGGATTATGACCCCGACTGGCGCAATCGGGCTGACCGCGCTAACGGTAAGCCCTATGGCGCGAGCGCCATAGGGCTGGTGGAGAACGACACGCGTGGCGATTGGCGCGACGCGTGGGCGCTATTTCCCGGTGAGGTCATCTACGCATGGCACCCGCCGGGTGCCATGCAAATCGAGCATCATGCCGCGCTGGTTGCTGCTGGGTTCGATGTCCGCATGCAAATCATCTGGGCTAAGTCGCACTTTCCAATCGGCCGCGGGAACTATCATCTGCAACATGAGCCGTGCTGGTATGCGGTGCGCAATAATGCTCACTGGCAGGGTGATCGCAAGCAAACGACACTGTGGCAAATTGATAAGCCAGTGAAATCCGAAACCGGCCACAGCGCGCAGAAGCCGGTCGAATGCATGCGCCGGCCGATCGAGAACAACAGCTCGCCGGGACAGGCGGTCTACGACCCCTTCGTCGGCTCCGGCACCACGATCATTGCAGCGGAAATGACCGGGCGCGTCTGCCACGCCATCGAGATATCGCCGCAATACGTCGACGTTGCCGTGCTCCGCTGGCAGAACTTCACCGGCAAGACTGCAACCAAACCTGACGGCACAGCATTCGGAGCAGAGCATGAACGGCAAAGGCCACCAACTAGGGCCGATCAAGTATCAGCCGACGCCTGAACAACGCCGCCAGGTCATGTCAATGGCCGGCATGGGTATCATTCAAGCGCAAATCGCAACCTGGCTCCAGATCGACCTTAAGACGCTGCGCAAGCACTTCCGCCGCGAACTCGACACCGGCGCTATCGAGGCCAACGTGCGCGTCGCCAACGCGCTCTACACGAACGCTGTCAAGCACAACCAAGTCACCGCTCAGATCTGGTGGACCAAAGCGCGTATGGGTTGGAAGGAAACCCAGGTCAACGAGCAGACCGGGCCGGACGGTTCCCCGCTGACCTACGTGGTCCGGGCCCCGATGCCGATCGAGAGCGCGGCAGAATGGTTGCGCGCCTATGCGCCGAAAAACCTCGGCGCCGAAATCGAAATTGATGGCGAAGTCTCCGACTGATCAGCGCATCACCGCGTGGACGCCACAGGAAGGCCCACAAGCCGCGTTCGTCGCATGCCGCATCTACGAGGTGTTTTTTGGCGGCGCCCGCGGCGGCGGCAAAACCGATGCGATGCTTGGCGAGTGGGTCAGCCACGCTGCTGAGCACGGGCCAAACGCCATCGGCCTGATGGTGCGCCGCACGCGGACCGAACTGCTCGAAACCTTCGAACGGGCGCGCGCGATCTACAGCAAGATAGGCGCTGTCGCTACATATAACCCGATGCGGTTCACCATGCCGAATGGCGCACGCATCACCTACGCCTATCTCGATCGCGATTCCGACGCCGAGGTGCAGCAGGGGGCGTCCTATACGCGAGTGTATATCGAGGAAGCTGGCAACTTTCCGTCGCCACAACCGATCATGAAGCTGATGGCGACCCTGCGCAGTGGCGCCGGTGTGAAAGTCGGCATGCGGCTCACTGGCAACCCTGGCGGGCCAGGCCATCAATGGGTGCGCGCCCGCTATATCGACCCCGCGCCGCAAGGATGGAAGATCATCCGCGACCGCAGGACAGGATTGCAGCGGACCTTCATTCCGAGCCGCGTCGCGGATAACAAGTATCTCGGCCCCGACTACGTGCAGCGCCTCAAAGCCTCCGGCTCGCCCGAGCTGGTCCGCGCCTGGCTCGAAGGCGACTGGTCCGTCGTTTCAGGCGCATTCTTTCCCGAGTTCAGCATGGACCGCCACGTCATCGCGCCGCGCGAACTGCCCGAGCACTGGGCCCGCTTCCGCTCGTTCGACTGGGGCAGCGCACGCCCGTTCTGCTGCCACTGGTGGGCGGTATCGGACGGCACCATTCCCTCGATCGCCCGCGGCGCGCTGGTGCTCTATCGCGAGTGGTATGGCATGCGCCCAGGCGAGCCCAATGTCGGCCTCAAGATGACTGCCGAGGCCGTTGCCGCCGGCATCCGCGAGCGTGAGGAAGACGACCCGCAGCCGATGGTCGGCGTGGCCGATCCCGCGATGTTCGCCGAGGACGGCGGCCCCTCGATCGCGCAGCGTATGATTCAGGCGGGCGTGATCTTCCGCCCGGCCGACAACAAGCGGGTGCCGCAGCGTGGCGCCATGGGCGGGTGGGATCAGTTGCGTTCGCGACTGGTTGGCGATGACGACGGCCGGCCGATGGTGCTGTTCTTCTCGACCGCGCGTGATCTGATCCGCACGCTGCCGGCGATGCAGCACGACGACGCAAGGCCAGAGGATTTGTCGAGCGAGGGCGAAGACCACGCGGCAGACAGTTGCCGCTACGGAATGATGGCGCGGGCCTGGGTCAAGGACGCGCCCAAGGAAGTGGTGCGGGATAGCTGGGACGCAGCTTTCCAACGCATGAACGATGCCGAGCAGGCAGCCACCTGGAGGATCGCGTAATGGCCAAATCAACAGCGGGCATCGGGCCCAAGGGCAAGGCGAAAGTTGCGACTGTTATGCACGAATGGAAAGCAGGAGATCTCCATTCTGGAAGTGCATCCGGTCCCAAGATTAAGTCTCAACGCCAAGCTGTGGCTGTGGCTTTGTCGGAGGCAAGGCGGGTATCTCGAGCCGGCAAGAAGTGACCCCCTTGGCGATTTCTAAGTAAGCAGCCGTCTTGGAGTTCAATTTGAGGTCGTTGGAGCTCGGTTTGAGCTCCGTTGGAGCTTCGTTGGAGTTTGGCCGGTGATCACCATCATCCTCATCGTGCTGCTGATTCTGCTGCTGGCCGGCGGCGGCTGGGGCTATTCCACCGGCTACGTCGGCACCAACCCGCTCGGGCTGATCCTGCTGGTGCTGGTGATCCTGCTCGTGCTCGGCGCGTTCGGAGGGCCACGCTTTGGCTGGTGGTGACAGTAAGACCGGCCGCGAGTTCATCCGCGAGGCCGGCGACGATCTCGACAAGTGGACCGACGCGATGGCCGAAAGCGCCGCGCGCGAGGGCCACACGCTCGAACGCGAGTGGCTGCGCGCGTGGCTCGGGGACGCCATGGACGCCGCGCGCAAGGCCAAGCCGCCACCGATCCCGTAGGGAGACGAGGCCCGCGGGTCACCACGACCACATCGGGCCTCTGACCAGACGGGTGAGAGGAGCCGCTACCCGTAATGGCTGCGGAATAACGTGCCCTGTCCAGGGGAATGTGTAAACCGACATGTCGGATACCGCGGTCGTAAGCCTCCACCGGTTCCGTAACACCAAAGGAAGGTAATGTGTTATGGTGGCGTATGGATATCGTCACCAGAGCCGAGGCAAAAGCCAACGGGTTGCCCCGGTATTTCACCGGCAAGCCTTGCAAGCATGGGCACATTGCCCAGAGGGTGACAGTCAACGGATCTTGTTGGCCATGTTCGGCGGCAAGGGCGAAAGCTCACCGGCCGGCATGGGCTGTGAAAAACCGCGATAGGCTCAACGCTTACAACAGAGAACTTCGCCGTCAGCATCCTGAACGATGGCAAGCTTATTATGCAAAGAGCGGCGATCGAATTCGAGAGCGCGAGCGTAACCGAACAGCCGCTGATCCAGAGACAAATCGCCGCCGCACTAAGGAATGGGCCAAGGCAAATCCTGAGGCTGTCAAGCGCAATCACCGTAAATGGGTATTAGCTAACCCAGAGAAGGTCGCCGCAGCGGACAGGAAGCGTCGCGCACGGAAGCTGAAAGCTGAAGGTATTCACACAGCAGGAGAGGTATTAGACCTATTCAAACGTCAGCGCGGGAAATGCGCCTACTGCTCTACCTCGCTTAAGGCCGGTTACCATGTGGACCACATCACACCATTGGCCAGAGGTGGCTCTAACTGGATCAGCAACATTCAGTTGACCTGTGCCAAGTGTAATTTCAGCAAAAACCGCTCCGATCCCATCGACTTCGCAAAGAGGCTTGGAAAGCTGCTCTGAAATGTCGGATACCGCTCTCGTAATCACTGCCCAGCCGATCGGAGGGCGGGCAAATCTCGTCGCTTCTGACGCGGGTAGCGACGTTGAGTTCCCAAGAGATTTGGACGAACTGCTCGTTCGTCTCATTCGTTGGTTTGAAGAAAGTGAACGGGCTACGCAAGATTCTCGAGAATTGTCGAGGACATGTCGCAACTATGTCGATGGAGTCCAGTGGACTAAACCAGAGCAGGATGCATTGAGATCAAGAGGACAACCTGAGATCGTAATTAATTATTGTAGAAGGAAGCTCGACCTACTCTGCGGCCTCGAGCGCAAGGCACGCACGGACCCCAAAGCCTTCCCGCGCACCCCGGCCGAGGACGACCGCGCCGACGCCGCCACCCAGGCGCTGCGTTTCATTGCCGATGACAACGACTTCCAGGTGTTGCGCAGCCACGTGTTCGAGGAAATGCTGGTCGAGGGCTTCGGCGGCGTGGAAGTGGGCCTCGAGGACGATCGACAGGGCGGCGCCAACGTCACCCTCACCCAGGTGCCGTGGGACCGCATCTGGTATGACCCGCACAGCCGGCAGACCGACTTCCTCGATGCGCGATACAAGGGCCTGGTCATCTGGATGGACCAGGACCAGCTCTATGAGCTCTATCCCGGCGCCGGCGATGTCATCGACACCAGCTTCAGCGCGAACGATGCCACGCAATACGCCGACCGGCCGGATTACCTGGTCTGGACCGACAGCCAGCGCACCCGCGTTCGCGTCGTGCAGTGCCACTGGAGCGACAACGGAACGTGGTGGAGCGCCACTTATACGCGCTCGGGCTTCCTCGCCGTGCCCTCGCGCTCGCGGTTCAAAGACCGCAAGGGCCGCAGCGCCTGCCCGCTGATTCTGCAAAGCGCTTACGTCGATCTGGACAACAACCGCTATGGCATGATCCGCGACCTGATCAGCCTGCAGGACGAGATCAACAAGCGGCGCAGCAAAGCGTTGCATCTGTTATCAGTGCGTCAGGTCGTCGCCGAACAGGGCGCGGTGAAGGACGTGGACCACGCGCGGCGCGAAGTGGCCCGGCCGGACGGCTATGTCGAGATCATGCCGGGCATGAAGTTCGAGGTCAGCCAGGGTGGCGAACTGGCCACCGGACAGTTTCAGTTGCTGCAGCATGCCACGCAGGAAATGCAGTTGAGCGGGCCGAACGCGGCGATGAGCGGGACCGATCCGCGGGAGTTGAGCGGACGCGCGATCCTGGCGCAGCAGGCGGGCGGGGCGACACAGAACGAGCCGCTGGCCGATAGCCTGCGGATGTGGGCGCGGCGGGTCTATGAGACGTGCTGGATGGCGGCGCGCGAATACTGGACCGCCGGCAAATGGGTCCGGGTCACCGACGATCTCAACCAGACCCGCTGGGTCGGGATCAACCGGCCGATCCGGCTGATGGACGAACTGGCGCAGATGCCGCAACAGCAGCGCGCCATGGCGATGCAACAACTGCAACTCATGCCCGGCGATCCACGGCTGGCCCAGGTGGTGCGCATTGAGAATGATATCACCGATCTCGATGTCGATATCACCATCCAGGAAGGCCAGGACGTGCCGGCGCTGCAGGCCGAGGACTTCCAGTCGCTGGTCCAACTGGCGAGCCTGCAGCCGGGACTGATCCCGGGCGACGTGCTGGTGGCGGCGAGCAGCCTGCGCAACAAGGACGAGATCCTTCAGCGCATGCAGCAGCACCAGCAGCAGCAGGGGCAGGTGGCGGCGCAGGCGGGCCAGTTGGCGACGCAAAAGACCCAGGCCGGGATTGCCAAGGATCAGGGCCAGGCGGCGGCGAATTTCGCGCTGGCCATGGAGCGGCGCCACAACGTCGTGCACGGCGCGCATCAGATGCAGATGGACCTGAACGCGCCGCCGGATAATCCGCAGACAGTGCAGCAGCCTGACCCGGCGCAGATGAGCCCGGAAGTCGCGCTCGCGCATCACATCGCCGATCTGGCGCAGAAGCACGCGGCGATTCAGAAGACGCAGGCCGATACGGCGCTGGCGGCGGCGAAGGTGTCTCAGGTGCCGCACCAGAACATGCAGGCGCAGGCGAACGTGGTGAACACGCTGCACCAGGCGGCGAACACGGCGGTGACGACCAACCGGCTGGCGCGCACGCCGATCCCGCAGCCCGCGCCGGGTCCGCAACCAGGGCAGACAGGACCGTAGGACTATCCATGGCCGACAATCAGCAGCTCGACGGCTTCCTGGCCGCAGGAACGCCTCCAGAGGCGCCCGAGGCTCGAGGCGCACCCGAACCACCGCCGGAGGCTCAGAAGCCGGTAGAGGCCGCTCCCAAGCCGCTGGCACCCATTCCGAAGCCCGAGGCCCCTAAGGCCAAGGAGCCCGAGCCCGAGCCGGAGGACGATACCGGCTTGGACGGCGGGACCATGGTGCCGTTTGGCGCCCTCGAGAAGGCCCGCAACGCCCGCAATGATTGGAAGAGCAAGGCCGCCGCCGAGAAGGCCAAGGCCGATCTGCTGGCGCAGCAGCTTGAGGAACTGAAGCGCCAGCCGGCCGCACCGCAGGCGCCAGCCCCCGCAGCCCCATCGGTCATGCAGTTTCAGGCCCTGCCCGATTTTGCCACCGACCCGAACGGCTGGGCGCAGGTCATCGTCGCCAATCAGCAGCGCGCACTGCTCAACGAGCGGTTGAACCACAGCGAAGCGCTGGTGCGCGAGCGGATCGGCGCGGAGGAACTGGCGCAATACATCGCCGACTTCAAATCTGCCGCCGAGCAGGAGCCCACATTGTGGGGTAAGTTATATTCGCAACCGTCGCCCTATGCGTGGATGACGAAAGAGGTCGATCGGCTGCGCAAGCGGGCCGAGATCGGCGACGATCCGGCGGAGTATGAAAAGCGGTTGCGCGCGAAATGGGAGGCCGAGCAACAGGCCGCTACGCCGCAGCCCGCGCCGGTCTCGCCTGCCGCCGGGATGGCGCCCTCGTTGGCCGGCGTGCGCAGCATGGCCGCGCGCGGCAGCACGCCGTTCACCGGACCGCCTTCACTCGATGAACTCTTCCGGCGTCCCGACAAGCGCGCCTCACGTCACTGATACCATATCGGGCGCCTCCCCTGCCCGATATGGCCAGAGACCCGGTGCTGGGTCGCAGCAGCGCCGGGCCTCGCTTACGTGCCGTGCCGACCCCGCCGCCGGGGGCAATCGGGCGTCTTGAGCCGCCGCCGGGCTGGCTAAATCGGGCGTCCCGCTGCCGCCGAGCGTAATCGGGCGTCTCCTGTCGCCGAGGTCACGGGCGTTGTTGGTAACGAAATCGACGGCAATCCCTCAACCTCACGGCAGGAGAATACCCCCGTGGCTGACATGAATGTCACGCCGGCCAGAGCCGGCTTAACCCCGCTAATCTGGGACAGCGACTTCTTCAGTGAGTATGTTCGCAAGAACCAGTTCGCGAAATACATGGGCACTTCCACCGGATCGCTGATCCAGGTGCGCGAGGACCTCACCCGCAAAGCCGGCGATACCGTGGTGTTCCCCGCCCTGCGCCGCCTGATCGGTGCAGGTGTAACCGGCAACACCGTCCTGGAGGGCAACGAGGAAATCCTCAACCTGCGCTCCATGAATCTCGTGGTGGCCGCGTTCCGCCACGCGGTCGCGGTGTCCGACTGGGACGAACAGAAATCCGTCGTCGACCTGCGCGAAGCCGCCCGCGAAGGCTTGATGACATGGGAACTCGAGAAAATGCGCACCGACATCATCACCTCGCTCGGGGCGATGACGGCGGACGGCAACGTGCAGATCAGCTACGGCGCGGCCACAGCGGCACAGCGCAACACCTGGATGGTCAACAACGCCGACCGGGTGCTGTTCGGGCACCAGAAAGCGAACGCGGTATCAGGCGTCATGGCGACCGCGCTGCTCACCCTGGCCTCGCCCGGCGATCGCATGAGCACGGCGATCCTCACGCTGGCCAAGCGCATGGCGCGCACAGCCAACCCGCGCATCCGGCCGATCACGGTCAACGATGACGAGGAATGGTTCGTCTGCTTCATGCCGAGCCTGGTGTTCCGCGATCTGCTGCTCGACACCGTGCTGACGAACTCGCTGCAATACGCGTGGAACCGTGGCAGCGACAACCCGCTGTTTACCGGTGGTGATCTCATTTACGACGGTATCATCATCCGCGAAATCCCGGAACTCAACGTGATCACCGGGGCTGGTGCCGGCGGCGTCGACGTCGCGGCCTCATTCCTGTGCGGCGCGCAGGCATTGGGCGTCGCCTGGGCGCAGCGCATGAAGTCCACCACCAATGTGCGCGATTACGGGTATTTCCATGGAATCGGAATCCAAGAAATCAGGGGCATTGGGAAACTGCGCTTCGGCACCGACCCGTCCGTCGATACCACCAAACCGGTAGACAGCGGCCTGATGACCATCTTCACGACCGCAGTTGCCGATGCGTAATACTGTGCTATAATACAGCGAGGCCCAGCGTTGCTGAAACAGCGCTGAGCCTCTGACCACAGCGAGCAGGTTGGATGCCCGACATGGCTACCGAATACGTGCCCTATACAGGGCCGATTGTCACACTTAAACAGGCGCGGACAAACGGACTGACCCGCTACTTCACGGGTAAGCCGTGTGCGCGGGGCCATCTCAGCCAACGACGAACGGTCAATCAGACCTGCACAGAGTGTGAATGGAAAAAGCGCTGCCGCGATGCTCGTAATGCGTCCGACCGTAAGGCAAGGGAGCGTAATCCAGAGTCCGAAAGAGCGCGCGTCGCTCGATACCTTGCGACCGACAAAGGCAAGGCCAATCGACGAGCTTACTATTTCGCACATATCGACGACATAAAGCGCCGAGCGAAGGAGTGGAAAGAGCAGAACCCGGCGCGTGTGTTAGAACTCCGAAGGGCTGATTACGCGGCCAACAAGGCTAGGATCGTTCAGCGCGTTGCGGAGTGGAATGCGCTCAATCCTGATGGCCCCCGCACCCGTGGGCGCAACTACCGCGCCAAGCTCTATGCCGCTGAAGGCAATCACACGCGGGAAGAGATCAAGGCGCTGCATGAAAAACAGAATGGTCGCTGCGTCTACTGCTATCGGCGACTTGGTGAAGAATACCACGCCGATCACATAGTCCCGCTTTCCCGCGGCGGTTCCAACTGGATCAGTAACATTCAACTGACTTGCGGGCCCTGCAACAATCGCAAACGAGCCACTGACCCGATCGAGTATGCGCGACGCATCGGGCGGCTGATCTGATCGCGCATAAGGAGGCAAGCAAATGGCACAAGCACCCACCGAGAAGCCGGCGGGGTCCGACAGGCACGCTGCGGCCGAGGACCGCGAGGCGCGCCAAGCCGCGTCAATCGGCGCCCAGGTCATCCTCGACTACAACGAGGATGCCGCTGTGGCCGCACGCGGCGGCGCCGCCGCCACAATGGACGAGAATGTAGCGATCCGGGACAAACACCTGCTGTCGCTCGGCCTCGATCCACTCTCGCCCTCCGGGCCGCCGGTGCCGGGCAGGGCGAAGGCCGCCGCAAAGGAACCCGCGCCACCAGACCCGGCGCTGAAAGTCCCCGCCAAGGCAACGCGCGCCTCCAGTCTGGCAGCCGGCTAAGTGGCGGTTTCCGTTGCGACAATCGCTGAAAGAGCGTTGCGCCGGCTCGGCGTGGCCGTGGTGCCGGTTGCCGACCGGCCGGCGCTCAACACCGCAGTTTCGCCAGCCTCCATCGCCACCAATGCGCTGATCGAGCTCGGGATCATCGCCACCGGGCAGGTGCCGCTAACCCAGGCAACGGTGGTCACGTCCGACGCCATCGCCACGCTGGCGCTGGTCAAGCTCGGCGTCATCGCCGCCGACGAAACACCGTCCACGTCCGACATGACGCTGGCACAGAACGCGGTCGCTGCGGTGCACGCAAACCTGGTCGCGCAGGGCAACGTGGACTGGACCAGCGATGCGATCACCAGCGCGGTCAGTGAGGAATACGCCGCGCTGACCGCGCTGCATCTGGCTTCGTCGTTCGGGAGACCCGCCGACCCGGCGATGCTGCCGGTCATGGAGCAGCGCATCGCCACCGTCGCGCGCCTGATCCGGGCGCAGACCCTGGCGCTGACCAAGGTGCAGGAGGTGCAAGCCTCGCTCGCCTCGCAGGCCAACGTCTCATGGGATAATACCGGCATCCCGACCGCGGTCGCCGAGGAATACACACGACTGACCGCGATGGCGCTGGCTTCAAGCTTCGGCAAGCAGGTCGATCCGCAGATGCTTGCGGTGTGGGAAGCGCGGGTGCGGCGCATGGCGCAGATCCTCGAGGCGCCCAATTCGGCCAACGATGCCGTGCAGGCGGTGCACGATGCGCTGGTCGCGCGCGGGCTGGCGCGGTGGTCCGTCTATGACATCGCGCCGGCTGCCGAGCTGCCTTACGAGATGCTGGCGGCCAACCGGCTCGCGCCGCTGTTCGACAAGCAGCCCGACCCGAACGCCGACCTCCTGGCCAGCCGGACGCTCGCGCAGATCATCGCGCTGGGAAGCTCCGGTGAGCGCACTCAGGCGGAATACTTCTGATGACGCCGGGCGACGACCTCAGCTTCGGCGGCGTGACCACGACCTCGCCGGACGACGGGCTGGATTTCGGCGGCTACCCGCAGCCTTCGCCGATCCCGCCCGACCCGACCGGGGAGGGCTGGCGCGGCCCACAGGGAATCCCAGGCCCACCGGGACCGGCTGGAAAAGACGGCGAGGACGGCGAGGACGGCGAGGACGGCGAGGACGGCATCTCATTCCTCTCAGGCACAGGCCCGCCGGCTGGTGTGCAACCCGTAGGGACGACATATCTGGACGCATCGACGGGCGATCTATGGGTCTATACTTAGATCAGATATTCAGCGGGTCCTCAGCAGCCCACTTTGCGCGGAGACGTTTCTGTTTCGCTCGCTCGCAGACAGAGCAATATCGCTGTCCGCCGTATTGTCGATCGAACGGATGACCGAGCGGGCAAGCGGTCTTGCGAGCATTGATTGCTGGCATGGACATGGAGTTATGAAACACATTCTCTGTGACCGAGACGGCTGTCAGGTGGTCAGGATTGACGCAGGCCCGATTACGACACGTGTGGTTGACGACATATCCATCCGAAAGATCGCCCCTGGACGAATACCAAGCGACGCGATGGGCTCTTCTGTTCAGGCGCCGGAAGTAGAACGTACCGTAACCATCCTTGTCTAACGGGGACTGCCAAATCCAGCAGCCTGCATCGTCGATGCGATATTTCGAGGCGAAACGAGCCGCCTCCTTTTCGGTCATATTGGACATTCCGCAAGGCTACATGGCCCGCATGGCATCCGGCAAGGGAAACCGTTATGGCGTGGGCACTCGAAGGTAACCTGAAAGGTCCTAAAGGGGATAAGGGCGACCCCGGTGCTGCCAGCACTGTCCCAGGCCCGGCAGGGCCAGCCGGCACCACGGTCGTGGCCGATGCCCCACCAGGTTCCCCAACGCCAGGGATGCTGTGGTTCGACAGCGCCGGCACCCAGCTTTACATCTGGTATAACGACGGGACTTCCTCGCAGTGGATCGCCGCCGCCGCCTCCGGGGGCAGTGGCCGCGCC